TCAGAACATCAACACTTGCCCGCCTACTTGCAGGTGAGGCGGTACCGGGTTTATTTCCCCTGGCGTAGCAATCGATCGCATAAAACTTTCCATCGTCACAAAGGTATGGCCGCAATTCACATTGGTGCACTGGTGATAGCGTTCTTTGGTTTCGGTGGTGATCTGGCTGCTGCTGCGGGTATGGGCTGCGCTGTGGCATAAAGGGCAATTGAACATGATCCGGACTCCGGCATCATCCCGACTAAGGTCGGTGTTAATGATAATTATGCGTGATTGTTGATTCAAAATCATCATTCCATATCCAGCTCATCTATTTTCACTTCCAGATCTAACGCCGTGGTAAACCCGCTGTGACTCAATGAATGAATGACCGTGACCAACGTCCAGTCGGCGTCATCTATCTGTTTTTTAAAACCAGTGACTTTAATCGGCACTTCGGGATAGAGATCGGCTCGCCCCCTGGCTAACTGAATCGAGAACTTGGCCGCGCCGCGTTGTAGCCGTTCCCAGTTGGCTTTAGCTGCCCGCTGGGCGTTGTATTTGGTGGCGTAAGTGGTGCGCAGCGTCAGCACGTTATCCTCGGTACCGACCAGATATTCCCCTTGCTTCTCTACCGGTTTCTTCGACTGGACAGGCTTTTTACTCTTCCGTTTACGCTTTACCGCTACTGCCGGTTTTTCCGTGGTGCGAGTATTCAGCCAGTTAGCCACCACGCCGGTATAAGCGCCTCTATCTGCCAGGCTAAAAACATGACCATCCCCCTGTTTACGGGTAATGGTCATTACTGGCAGGGGCTTACCGCTGGCGGTTTTATTCTGGCCTTGCTGAATAAATAATAAGTGACCGTCTTTAATCGCCGCGATAGCACCAAATTGTTTTGCCAGGCGGGTAATAAAATTGCCGTCTGATTCGCTGGTCTGGTCAATATGGCTGACAGGTAAATCTGCCATCGCTTTATTTAAGGCCGGTTTGAGTTTATGACGTTCGGCGATGGTATTAATAATTTCCCCGACCGTCGAATTATGGAAAGACTGATCCCGACGGATATTTAACGTTTCGCGAAAATCCGCACTGCGGGCGCGAATAGTCAGTTTATCCGGTGCGCTGCTGTGTTCTATTTCATCAACCGTATAGATACCTTTATTTATCAAAGGTAAGCCTGCCCAGCCGAGGGCAATTTCAATACTGGTTCCCCGGCGCGGTAAGGCTAGCTGACCGTCGCTGTCATCAAATTCAATATCTAACTGATCGGCCTCAAAGCCCCGGTTATCGGTGAGCGTGAGAGAAAGCAGGCGCTCGACGCCGTTATTGGCACCTAACTGATCGAGGTCGCTGCCGTTGGCGTAAGCCACCATCACCGCCTGCGCAGCTTCGTTGACTCGCTGGCGTAGCAGCAATTCTAAATAAGCGCTTTCCTGCAATAGCTTCACTATCGGTTCAGATTCAAAGGACAACGTCACCCGCACTGCCGCCTGTTGTTCAGTAGGATAAAGTGCAATAAGGGCCGCTTTGCGCTGATTAAGTAACGCTTCAAATTCCAGTGATTCCACCACCTGCGGCGCGGGCAGCAGACTTAAATCAATGGTCGCCATTATTGCCCCCTTAACGGGATAGAGAGACTGAGGCGTTCGGCGCTATCCGAGCGGTTGCCGAACAGCTCTACCGTCATTTTTCCGCTGTTTTCAGTCGTGAGATCAATCGCCGTCAGCGTCACGCGGGATTCCCAGCGCATGACTGCACCATACACCGCCGCCATCATTTTGAGCCGTAAGGCGGGGTTCTGCGGCTGATCAATCAGCGTGGACAGCAGCGAACCGTATTCCCGACGCATCACTCTGGAGCCTTGCGGCGTGATTAAAATATCGCTGATAGACTGGCGAATGTGAGCCATATCGGTAATGGCTTTGCCTGTCTGCGCATTCATGCCGAGATAAGTCATTGCGGCCCCCCGGAGGAATCACCGCCACCTTTAACGCCGCCGTGTTGATGGGTGTGAACCACAATGCCGTTTGAGGTCAGATTGCCACCGGAATGGTTAAAGTGACCTCGCCGCCTTCTTCAATCAGAAGGGTTCGGGTAATCAGGTGTTGAGTACATTTCACCACTGGCGTGGTGAGGGTGATCGAGGTTTCGGCCACGATATTGGCGGTTTTCATGCCAGTGATGGCTAAATGACGGGTTGCAGGTTCATATTCAAATCTGGCCCCATCGGGAAATGTCACTACGATGGCATCCGCTGAAGCCGAGGGTGCAGGGTTGCTATCGGAAAACACCGCGGGCAACACAAAAGCGGTCGTCAGTTCGCCGCCGATACTGAGGATAATCACCTGTTCCCCCACCGAGGGCGCAGACCAAAAGCGCACCCGACCGGCGCGGGGCGTCAGCCAGTTCAACCAGTCGGTTTCCAGTTCACCCATTTTTACCCGACATAAACCTTTGACCGTATCCACTTCGGATACAATGCCGATGCGGATCAGATTCGCCAGGGCGCGTTTAAGTGCTGCAATAAGCGTTTTCATTCAGCCAGTGTGCCGCGTGCGGGCGCGACTGGCATGTGGTGGGGATTGTGTGGAAGATGGCACAAAACAAAAGTGACCATGGATAAAATAGCGATACAACTTGCATTGATACAATTATTGGGGGTACATTAAATGTATGGACATATCTTACGACCCAACCAAAAACGAAAAGAATATTGCTGAACGTAACCTGTCCTTTGAGATGGCCCGTGATTTTGAGGTGAAAAGCGCATTGATTGTTGAGGATACCCGTAAAGAGTATTCAGAAAGACGATTTCAAGCATTGGGTTACATCGAGAATCGCCTGCATATGCTGGTTTTCACACCACGTAATGGCAAGGTACATGTTATTAGTCTGCGTAAAGCAAACTCCCGCGAGGTAAAGCGATATGAACAAAAAAATCAGTAAAGTGATAGATGTGGATAACCCTGAATGGGGTGACGCCGAATTTGCCCGCGCCCGCCCAGCCGTTGAGGTGTTTACCGAACTATTTGGCAAAGAAGGCGCTGAGAAAGTCATAAAAACCCGTGGTCGGCCAAAATTGGCAAATCCTAAAGAGCCAATTAAGCTGCGTATTGATCATGATGTGGTTGATGCCTACCGAGCACAGGGTGATGGCTGGCAAACCAAAATGAATGAAGCATTACGTGATTATGCTAAAACACATGGGATGCTGTGATTTAACGTTATTCAACTGGCAATATGCCCCAACGCCAGATCCCCAATCCACTCTACATCGCCGTCGGTTAGCCCTAGCAACTGGCGGCGTTCATATTTTACCGTTGGCCCGTTGCGGCTGACTTTATCCCGTAGGCCGTAGTGATGGACTCTGACCATATGATTAACCTGCCCGCTAAAGGTCACTGCCGCCTCGTCCGCCGTGGCTTCGGTTTTCATAAAACGGGCGGTGCGCAAGCGGGTAAACATTTTGCGCTTAATCCGCCCCCGTTTGTCGCGGCGCTTTTTCTTGCGCGGTAAGAACGGTGAGCCGTCCGGGTTCTGCTGGGCCTGAATATGCTGTTGCTGTTTTTCCCGCAGTTGTTTGGCAACCTGGCGGGTAAACCGGGTGCGCCCCTGTGGGGAAAGTTGAGCCAGTAAAATAGACAGCGTGTTATCCAGCTCATGAAAATCACTCATAGCGCCCCCTCCGCGACCTTTTCGCCCTGAATATAAATCTGGTAGCTATCCAGCAACGCATAAGGCTCTGGCGGTTCATCCAGATGGGTGACGTTTAACGCGCCGTTTTCTTCTTTGACGATCACCCGCTCGGTGAGTTTCAACTCAATACTGATATCCCTAACAGTTTTATCAATAAAATCAATCTCGAAGGTAAAACCGTCCTGACGCTTATCCTGGCTGGCCATCATGTCCGGTTGGTGTTTGCGCAGCCAGTGTAAGATCGTCACCATCAGCAAATCCATGTCCTCGCCATAATCAGTCATCACCAGATTCAGGGTGTAGCGATATTCAAAAGACAGCGACGGGGCCAGCGTGGAAACAATCGCTCCGCGATCGATAAACACATGGAGGCAGTCGGGGTTTTGTCTGACGTAGGCGCTGGCTTTCATCACCGCGTCCCGCAGGGAGTCAGGTTTTAGCATGTTATTGCTCCAGTTTACGTAAAGGTTTCAGGCAAATAGTGCGGATATAGTCCTGTAAACCGGCTATTTGCTGGTCGGCAGTGGCGATGCGCTGCCGGAGATCGAAATAATGCCGTTCAGCGGCGTCAGTAAGTCGGGGGCGGGGGGACGCGGAAAGAGGTATTGACGCGGTGCTTTCATATCCGCAATAGCTGTAAAAATGCTCATCAGAAAGCCCATGATTACCACCCTATTCTCTACATCAGAACGATGAGATCCGACGGGCAATAAAAAAGTGCCTGACAGCGTGGACTGTAGGCACTTTTGTGCGAAATGATATTGAGGGTAAATTGAATAGGATTTTTATTTTATGCAGATCTGGCAGTCGGGTTTGTGCCAGAAGCGGATGTTGCGAACATTACGACACGTTCAGTCAAGATATCTAAAATCACATGGCACGGTTATACGGGATGTTTACACGGGCACCGAGTGCAGAGTCATAGGTACCGCGATAATCCCCAGCCGAATCAATGCCGCAGACTGCCTCTGCGCAGTCTGCGACAAACAGGCAGCAGTCATGTTGGCCCCATAAAAAGGCCTCCCGGAGGCGACCTGTAAAGCTGGTGCTAATCGTTGTTGCCAATCTGGATGGAGCATAATCCTCCTGAAAATATGAAGAATATATTTTCCGCCCAGAACAGGATAACCATCGGACTTAATCTAAATAAACGGATAGTTATCTGAATTGGCAATAATTATAATAATTAACATTAGAAATTATCGGGTAAAGTTCTCCTTTTAATTTAGTTGTTCATGTCTGTATGACACTAAAAATGCGACCCGATGACTAAGATATTTTTTGTCGTCTGAAAAAATGATTTAACTGTGGCTAACCTCATATACTTAATGATAAACGGTGATAAACAAGGGCTTATATCAGCAGGATGCTCGTCTGTAGATTCCGTAGGGAATAAATCCCAAAACAATCATATTGATCAGATAATTGTTTATTCACTTACTCATGGAATTAACCGTGAGCAAAACTCCAATCATCTGCCCGTTAACATTATAAAACCCATCGATAAGTCAACACCATTGTTAGCCATAGCTATTTCCAACAATGAAGAACTTTATATGTTATTTGATTTCTACAGAACGGCGATCAATGGCGCACAAGAGAAATACTTTTCTATCGAGTTGAGGAAAGCACATCTTAAGCATATTGGAATGAATTACCCTCACGCTCTTACCCATGCCGATAACCAACCAGAAGAAATGCTTAGCATGTCTTATCAGGATATAAAATGGACCCATCACATTGACGGAACATCCGGTTATAGCCTGTGGAAAGAGCGAGTATATTAATTTTCTAACATGACAGATACTGACCAAAGAAAGACCACCACCAATAGATAATTAACAGTACCGCTAATATTGGTGGTACATATTTTTTGTTTTTCAGCGAAATAATTAGATGAATTATTAGTGGAAACATTAAAATAAACGTGAAGGGTATAGCGAAATCTCGAATACTCTCACCATTTGCATCGGTGATGGTGCCGCATAAACTGAGTGTAGCGTCATTGCCCGACATAGAGTCAGAATCAAGAAAAGACAGTAAAAATATGGCGAACACGCAACCAATATAGTAGAGCGGAAGCAATGGTTTAAGCAGTTTACATACCAGATTGAATGAATTCATTAGTCACTCCCGAGTAGTTTCTCTACCCTACTCCGTCTCTTTATAATGGCTAAACCATAAGAAATATAATCACGTTCTTTAGCTGCAGGATCCATGAATATGGCATTGATAAAATCATCTTTGCTTCGCTCAACCCCTCGATTATATCTGGCACCAGCTAAAATAAGCTGTTCGTCAGATAGGATGATGGCATCAGCACCAGGGTAATCGTATTTAATTAAGTTTCTTAGATGTAAGGCCACTATTTTTATATTGAAATCATCACTCTGCAAGCAGCGGCTAATTTGTAACTGTTGCGATGTCGTCAATGTTGTAGGATCTATACCTAATGTTTCTGCTGCCGCTCTTATTTGAATAGCAATAATGCCTATCGAGACCTTATTTGAATAGGCATTGTTATTTTTGAAAAAATCCACAAATTGCCTAAACAAAAGAACATTAGGTTTTAACTTTTCAGGTTTTCCACCTGCTTCTTGCCATGCCACGCTCGCCAGTAATAGCGGCGAAATATCGGCATCGCGAGCGGATTGGATAATGATATTTTTGTGATACTTAACGTATGTATCTTTATATAAATAAAGGTAAGAATCACCTTTGTAGGTCAGTGGATCATCCTTCATTAGCTTCCAAATAGAGACATCCATCATATCCCATCGAGGATATTCATGCTCTTGCGGTGTGCAGTAAAGATTATTCTTATTCGTACCCATGCGTTAATTACCCCTTAGTCCATTAAGTAGCAGCGTGATTATGGATGATATGGCAATTTAAAGTCTAATAAAATCGAAGTATTCCTATAGGAGTTTATTTATACACAAATATCGGTGCATCTTTTTTACTGCCCCAGTAAATCGCCCGGTCAGCCATTTGCGCCACATAGCGGAAGAAGTGATCGCCCGGTGCGCGGGTCAAATGAGATTCCTCGTTAAAAAGCGGTTGGGCAATGCCATTTACCAGCGCTCAAAACGAGTGCTGTTTGCTGATTAAACCGTCGGCATAGTAGGCGTCATACAGCACTTTTGGCTGGGCTAACTGATTCTGCAGGCGGATAACCGGATCAGCCTCCCCGGCCAGATTGAATTGCGGCGCAGAGGCGCTATTGGCCTGTGCCTATAACCGCTGGCGGGTAAAATCATGTTCGGCTTTGAGTTTGGCTTTCTGATATTCCCTAAAACTCATCAGCTCACGTTGATACAGCTCTCCCATAGCTGGTTGCTTTCTTCTGCCTGTCGGGCGATAGCCCGCGCGGGTGAATATTTCTCGGCCAGTTCTAGGCGTTCTTTGCCAAATTTCTCGGCCTGTTGGGCAGATAACTGGTCAATATGAAGTTGTGATGCACCGGTATTCTTCGCCGTTTCCAGCAACTTGTCCCGCGCCTGACTAACCGCTTACTCTCCTCACGATCTAAAATTCCATCAGCCGGTATGCTTCCTGTGTCCGGTTATTTAGAGATTCATGGGCTCGCTCAATGTTACATTCATTCAGCGAGCGTTCTAGGTTGGTAACAAAACACCGCCCTGCTCAGTGATAATCCACTGAAAAACCAGCGGATTATCATTGTAAACTGTGCGGTCAAATAGTTGACAAGATCAGGCTTTATCGCTGATTTTAAATCTTTTTTTCGATGACATCTTTAAGCGCCCGGCATTCCAGATTCAGATCGGCAAACACCCGCTTCAGACAACGGCTTTCGTCCTCAAGGTCTTTCATTCTTTTGATATCAGAGACTTGCATCCCACCGTGCTTTTCTTTCCAGTTGTAGTCTGAGGCCTCAGAAATTCCGGCTGCGCGGCAGACATCCTTGACGGTGCGTCAAACTTCGACGGTCTTCAGGACGGCAATGCTCTGATGCCCAGTGAATCGGGCTTTCCGTATGATGAACGCCTCAAAAGACATATTCAGTATGTCGGAAGATCTTTAAAAATGAATAAGCCGTTTTGATGGGATATTGGCAGGTTGGCAGGTAATTCGGTAGGTCAATTTGGAGTGGCACACTAAATTTGGCCACCTAAATAGACGTGATGCAACAGGGTTAGAAGTATCCCAGTATTTGAGAAGGCCCGCTAAAGCGGGCCATACTATTGACTTTACTGTAAAGCTTCCAGAATGCGGTAAGCGGCTTCGACACGCGCAGGGTTAGGATAACTTTTGTTCGCCAGCATCACGATGCCAAGATTCTTCTCGGGAATAAAAGCCACGTAGCGTCCAAATCCGCCGGTTGAGCCAGTTTTATGAACCCATGCGGCATTTAATGCAGGAGCCGGCGGATTAATCTCTGCCGCACTTAGCGGTGCGAGTGCAACTTTATTATCGCGCCCATCGACAGCGACGGTTGTTTTCATCGAACAGTTCAGCATTTCCCAGCCCAGCCCCTGAACATTTCGCCCACTTGCAAGTACCGTGACTGGGCAAGCAAAATCCCCTTTCGTAGCGAGGCATCGGTTACTTCAGACAGCGCTATGTTGGCGCGAACCAGCTTGCCATAACGGTAGTTATTCCTAACGCTTTATCGCGCTGGCGCTGGGCGCGTTTGCGGTCGCTTGCTGTCGTCATATTATCCTCGGTGATCATGATGTGCCGGAATGGCGTGTTCAAGTCGTAATTGGGCTATCCTTTGCATTAGCCCGGCGGCTGTCTGTTCTGTAGCAGGTTTGGCTTTGACGCAATAAAGCGCCCCATCCTGATTACTCCGGTATTTTTGCCCCTCAACCGTCAAGGTTGCGCCGCCAGCCATGGCCCGCGCCTGTATCTCGCTGATGGCAATGCCCATCGAATCAGCAAAATCACGGATTTTTGTCGCCAGCGGAGCCATTTCGGCTAATTTCTGTGCCCGCTCGCTGGCCTTTTTAATGGATGCCTGCCGTGCAGCGGCTTCGGCCGATGTTAAAGTGCAAACCTTTGGTGCTAATAACGGCTCTTTTTTTATCCTTCGCAACAATGCCCGGCGTTGTGCATCGGTCAAGGTATTGAAATCGCCTATTTTTAACGCTGACGTTCTGTCTGTTTCCTCTCTGTATTCGTGTGTTTTTTGCACCACCGGAGAGTTATTGATAGAGCTCCAACATAATGATTTTATTAGAGATATTCTTTATGTCAATTAAGAAACTCGACGATGGAAAATATGAAGTGGACGTAAGGCCGCAGGGTTCCGAAGGAAAGCGAGTCCGGCGTAAATTCAGTGCCAAAGGTGAAGAACTGATTTTTGAACGACATGTGCTGGTTAATTACCACAACAAAGATTGGCTTGAGAAACCCGCAGATCGAAGAAAGTTAACCGACTTATTGGGATTATGGTGGATTTATCATGGTAAAAGCCATTCACGCGGTGAAATTGAGAGAAGCCGTCTCAATACCATCTTGGCAAAATTTGCTCAAATGGGCGTGACTAGAGCAGACCAATTGACAAAAAAATCCATAACGGACTATCGCGTTCAGATGCTGAATAATGGGCTTAAAGGTTCAAGTGTTAACCGACATCATGCAATTCTCATGGGCATGTTCGCAAAACTAATCAATGCTGGCGAATATCGCTGCAAAAATCCATTCAGTGAGATCAAAAAGTTTAAAGAAGCAGAAGCGGAAATGTCATTTCTGTCGTCTGATGAGATAAGCAGTTTGCTGTCCAGATTGACGGAAGATGATCGAAGTGTAGCGCTAATTTGTTTAGCAACCGGTGGTAGATGGGGTGAAGTTGCTGGCTTAAAAGGTGAGCATGTTTTCAACAACATGGTTACCTTTATGAAAACAAAAAACGGGAAACGACGCTCTGTTCCCATCTCAGCAGAATTATTCAAGCTGATAAAGGTGCGGAGTACAGGCTTACTATTTGAGTCAAACCACACAAAAACCCGTAGAATACTAAGGGCAATGAAACCCGACATTCCAGATGGTCAAGCTGTACACATATTAAGGCACACTTTCGCCACACACTTTATGATGAATGGAGGTAATATTATTACACTACAACGAATTCTAGGGCATTCCACCATTCAACAAACGATGACATACGCGCATTATGCTCCCGACTTTTTGCAAGATGCCGTAGCCTTGAATCCTTTAAAAGGAATGTCCATATAA